AAAGAAAGAAGGGAAGAGAGATGGAGGTGCGTTACGATGTATGCGATAAAGACGATGCACCGTTGCAGAACTTAATTGATGGTATTATCGAGTTATATTTATCAACGCTGTATAAGCTACGCTTTTTAGCATAAGGAAAAACATAATGGAGTTACTTAGACCTTTAGCCGATGCCAATTATCCTGCTGCTACTGTTTCATATACAGGCACCGCAGGTTCTACATCTACTTGGGGCGCAGGCCCACAAGGTGTGGTTGTATGGTCATCTACACCAGCGTACATTGTAGTAGGTGAAGGCGTTACAGCGACTACTGCCAGCACACCAATACCAGCTTATACACCAATTCCATTTACAGTACCCCCAGGCACAGGCGCTCCGTGGCGTGTAAGTGCAATTCGTGTTACTGATAGTGGCGATGTGTATTGCAAGCCAATTAATATTCGATGAGTTTTGGAATTGACATTCGTAATAGTGTAGCCATTGGTTTAGGTGGCATTATTACATTGTTTTCAGGCACTCGTGATAGTGGAGCATCCGTAGGAAATCTTTTAACCGAAGCCAGCGATAATCTTGTACAAGAAGATGGCGGGCTTATCTTGTTGGAGTAAAAAATTGGCAAACCAGCTTTTATATGTATGTAAAAGGTTTGTTAAAGAATTGCTTGGACTTAAATAAGGAGAATTAAATTGGCCGACGTCAAAATTTCAGCTTTACCCTCATCATCAACCCCACTTGCGGGTACCGAAATCCTACCTATTGTTCAAAGCTCAACAACTAGACAAGTATCTGTTGCTAATTTGACTGCTGGTCGGGCGGTAAGTGCTTTGTCAATTACAGCTTCAAGTCTAACAAGTGGTCGAGTAACTTATGCAGGTACAGCAGGTCTATTACAAGACTCAGCTAACTTAACATTTAATGGAACTACTTTAACAGCCAATACTATAGGTGCGTATACCCTAAGTGGCACAATAGCAGGGGGTGGTAATCAGATTAACAATGTAATTATAGGAACTTCTACCCCGTTAGCAGGCTCATTTACTACTATCAATGCGTCAACATCAATTACAAACGCAGGATTAACAAGTGGTCGAGTAACTTATGCAGGTGCTAGTGGATTATTAAGTGATAGTTCTGGACTTACGTATAACGGAACAAACTTATCAGTTAATGGTGCAACTCTTACTGGCGGCGGCGCGCAAGTAGCAGGAGGTGCTTGGAGCGTTATCCCTTATGTTTTTAATTCTTTAACTATAGATAATGCAAGCGGCGCAGCAAGATTCTTTGCTACTGGTGCAAATGCATCTACTTATGGTTCATATATTTGGTATGGTGGTTTAACTACTGGTGCAACAAGTGAGTATATGACACTTACTACAGGTGGTAATTTAATAATAGGAAATTCTACTGATGCTCTTGGTAGTAATAGATTGTATGTTCAATCAGCAAGCACAGCAGCCAATAATCGTACATTTAGCATATATAACACCGCAGCAACATCTACAGCTGTATTTGCAAACAGACTTATGCAAATTTCATCGAATGGAAGTGGTGCGGATGTAAATATACATTTTAGTGACCAAACAGCCTTCAATGCGTACATTGGAATGAATAGCGGTGCATTGTATTTTGGTACAAATGGCACAAATGAACGGATGCGTATAGACTCTAGTGGTAATTTATTACTGGGTACTACAAGTAGTATTAGTGCTGGCAAATTAGATGTTTCTAGTGCGAATAGGGTTGCAGGATTTTTGACAAATTCTTCTAGTGGTACTCAAGATGCAATAAATATTGGCAATCAAGCAAATGCTGCATATACCCCTATTCGATTTTGGGTAAATAACATTGATACTGGGTCTGTAGTTGGGTCAATATCATGTACAACATCATTAACTTCTTACAATGTAACTTCTGATTATCGGTTAAAAGAAAATGTTGTACCAATGACAGGTGCTTTGGCTAAAGTTGCACAACTTAAACCTGTAACTTATAAATGGAAATCTAATGGTTCTGATGGGCAAGGATTTATTGCTCATGAACTACAATCCGTTGTACCTGATTGCGTAACAGGTGAAAAAGATGCTGTTGATGCAGATGGTAAACCTATATATCAAGGTATGGATACATCACATTTAGTAGCAACACTTGTTTCAGCAATACAAGAACTTAAAGCAGAATTTGACGCATACAAAGCAACCCATCCTTAAGGAGAATAAATAATGGCAAACGTATACACATGGACAATCACAGCAATGGATTGTTCTACAACAGAGACTAATCCTGATACTGTAATCACAGCACATTGGACTTGTGCAGGAACAGACGGCACTTATAACGCCTCTGTCTACTCCACTTGTTCATTCGCACCACCTGAAGGCACATTTACACCTTACGCAGACTTAACGCAAGAACAGGTCTTAGGATGGTGTTGGACTAATGGTGTAGATAAAGATGCAACAGAAGCGTCGGTAGGACAACAGTTAGCTAACTTAGCTAATCCACCTGTAGTAACGCCACCATTACCTTGGGTCGCTTAATATAATGACAACTGTTAACCTATCCTCGTTAGCTGGCGCTGGTAGCCAATTTTTTAACGATAGTGGCGTTCCACTAGCGGGTGGGTTAATTTACACATATACCGCAGGTGGTACAACGCCTTTAGTTACCTATACATCTAGTACAGGCTTAACCGCCCATCCAAATCCAATTGTTTTGGACGCAGCAGGGCGTATTAATGAAATTTGGATTCCTGAAGGTACTAGCTATAAGTTTATCGTAAAAACATCAACTAACGTACTTATTGGTTCTTTTGACAATCTGTTTCCTATTGCGTCTTTGCCTGTTAGTATTTACAACGGTGGTACAGGCGCTACAACTGCCGCCCAAGCTAGAACTAATTTAGGTTTAAGCACTCTTTTAATACCATCTGGCACAATTGCTTTGTGGCCAACGACCACACCGCCAACGGATTGGCTAATATGTAATGGTGCAGCCGTATCTCGTACAACATACGCCACTTTATTCATCCTTTTTGGTACTACGTTTGGTGCAGGTAACGGTTCTACAACCTTTAATTTGCCAGATTACAGAAACAGGATGCCTTACGGCTCAGGTACTTTACCTATTGGTGCAACTGGCGGTAGTGCAGATTCTATTGTTGTAAGCCACACCCACGTAGCTACATCCGTATCTACAGTAACTGATCCTGGTCACTTACACGCAGGCGGTTGGGTTGCTAGTGCTAATCTTTCTAGATCAACAGCAGATACATTAGGTGTACAAGGCGACACCGCTTCTGCCGTTACAGGAATTACGGTAGCAACAGCTACAACAAACGCAACAGCGGGGGTAAGTGGCACAGGCGCTAATTTACCACCGTACTTAGCAATTAATTTCATCATCAAGATTTAAGTAACAAAAAAGTGACACAGATAAGTTTTTTAGTATAGAATTACCGTAAACGTACTAGCCGTTAGCTAGGGATTCTTAGGAGTCAAGATGTCAGAGGAACAAGAAGTAGTCTTAGCGGACTCAATTGCCGCGCCAGAGCAGGTAGCAACAGCAGCTCCTGATACTGAAGTAACATCGCTGGAAGAAAAGTCAGTTGAAGCATCTAAGACATTCACACAAGAAGAATTAGACGCCGCAATTGGAAAACGACTTGCAAGAGAACAACGTAAGTGGGAAAGAGAACAGAACGCCAAGCGAGCAGAAATGCAAACTCGGGCGATTCCAGCCGAAATCCCGTCAGTCGATTCGTTTAACTCGCCCGAAGAATATGCTGAAGTATTAGCAGAACGCAAGGCAGAAGAACTACTCGCTAGGCGTGACCAAGCTAGAGCGCAGTCTGAACTTTTAGAGTCTTACCACGACAGAGAAGAAGAAGCGCGGACGAAGTATGATGACTTTGAACAAGTCGCATATAACCCCAAGCTACCAATTACTGACGTGATGGCTCAAACGATTCAATCTTCCGATGTTGGCCCCGATATGGCTTATTACCTAGGGTCTAATCCAAAAGAAGCTGAACGTATATCTCGCTTATCGCCTTTCATGCAGGCCAAAGAAATAGGGAGGATTGAAGCGAAGTTAAGCGACAACCCGCCTGTAAAAAAGACTTCAAACGCTCCTGCACCGATTGCACCTGTCACAGCTAGAGGTTCTGGCTCGCCAGCATACGATACAACTGATCCTCGTTCGATTAAGAACATGAGTACGTCAGAATGGATTGAAGCTGAACGAAACCGACAGATCAAGAAGTACGAAGCATTGAGAAACCGCTAACTATTTTTAAAAGGAATTTATTATGTCAAATTCGATCTTAACGATTGATATGATTACAAGAAAAGCCCTCGAAATCCTCGAGAACAACCTTGTAATCACACGTAACGTAAACCGCCAATACGACGATTCTTTCGCCGTTGAAGGTGCCAAAATTGGATCAACACTCCGTATTCGTCTACCAGACCGTGCTTTGGTAACTGACGGTGCCGCCTTGCAAGTTCAAGACGACAACGAACAGTTCACAACTTTGACTGTTGCTAGTCAAAAGCACATCGGTGTCAACTTCACATCTGCTGAATTAACTATGCAGTTAGATGACTTCGCTGAGCGTGTTCTAAAACCTCGTATTAGCCAGTTAGCCTCAAGTATTGATGCTGACGTAGCTACTTCTTTCAAGAGCATTTATCAGTCTGTTGGTACACCAGGCACAGTTCCATCAACTTCTTTGGTCTTGTTACAAGCCCAACAGAAATTGAACGAAGCTGCTGCTGTAATGTCCCCACGGTACGCTACTGTAAACCCTGCCGCTAACGCTGGCTTGGTTGAAGGTATGAAAGGCTTGTTCAACCCAACTGACACTATCAGCCGCCAATTCAAAAACGGTATGATGGGTGAAGGTGTATTAGGGTTTGAAGAAATCAACATGAGCCAATCTATCAGTCAGCATACAACTGGTACAACTCCAACTTTACCAATTGTTGCTACTGCACCGACTGCTGAAGGAACTACTTCATTAGCAATTAGCTTTAGTTCAGGTTCACCAACTTTTAGAATTGGCGACGTGTTTACTATTGCTAACGTGTTTGCTGTTAACCCACAGACTCGTCAGTCAACAGGTTCACTACAACAGTTTGTTGTAACTGCTAATCTAGACATTTCTTCAACCACAACTGGTACATTAACAGTATCGCCAGCGATGTATACCTCTGCTAACGCATTGGCTACCATCAATGCTTTCCCTGCTGCTAGTGCTGCTTTAACTTTCCTAGGTGGATCTGCAACAGCTTACCCACAAAATTTGATCTATCACAAAGATGCGATCACTTTTGCGACTGCTGACTTGCTATTACCACAAGGTGTAGACATGGCTTCACGTCAAGTTCACAACGGTATCTCGATGCGTATAGTACGTCAGTACGACATCAACAATGACCGTTTACCTTGCCGTATTGACGTTCTATACGGTTTCAGCGCAATCCGACCACAAATGGCTTGCCGTCTGTGGGGTTAAACCTAAATGCTCCCGTGTAAACGGGGGCTTTTTTAATATTTAAGGAGAATTATTATGGCATTACCTAATGGTGCAGGCGGTTATCAAATTAACGACGGTAACGTCGGTGAAGCATTATTGTTTGTGCAAGGCGCTCCAACATCTTTAACTGCTGGCGCAACTGCAACTTCAGCTCAATTAGCAAACGGTTTGTTTGTATTTAACGGTACTGCTGGCAATTTAACTCTGCCAACTGTAGCTTTGCTTGAAGCCGATATTTCTAGCGCAAGTAAAGTAGACTCTGCGTTTGACTTTATCGTTATTAATGCAGACGCCACAACCGACGATGTTACGCTAGTTGTTGGCACAGGTTGGACAATTGTTGGCAATGCAGTTGTATCTGAAGCTACTTCAGCCCAGTTCCGCGCCCGTAAAACAGGCGAAGGTACTTGGACTTGCTATCGTATTGCTTAATGTAATCCCCCGCTTCGGCGGGGATTTTAAAAGGAAAAATTATGTCGTCTAATACCAAACCAATTGGCGTTGCTTTTGAAGATCAAAACATTATCGGATCTAATTTTGTATTAGCTGGTGGCGAGTTGGGCTACACCGCAGAAGCAAGCGGTACAGTAACTCAATTGACAGACAAGTCTACAGGGGTAACCTTAAACAAGTCTGCTGGTCAGATTACACTAAACGGCGCCGCTTTAGCTAACATCACAAACGTCTCGTTTACTTTGACTAACAGCACAATCAGCGCAAAAGACGTTATAGTTTTAAGCGTTGCGTCTGGTGCTACCGCTGGTGCATACAACTGCTGGATTTCTAGCAAAGCTACTGGAAGTTGCGTAATTACAATACGTAACCTTTCGGGCGGTTCGCTGTCTGAGGCTTTTGTGCTTAACTTTGCAGTTATTCACGTTTTATAAGGCTAAATGGGGGACTTCGGTTCCCCAACTAACTATGACTATATATCTAAGACATCCTGATCACGGTAGTAAAGTTGCTACGATGGAACAAGAAGCAGAATTTGATGAACAAAATGGCTGGGTGCGTTATACTAACGATACGCCATCCGAAGAAGAAATGATTGCGGCTCCAGTCAATACGTTGGAAGTAAAAAGACGTCGTAAAACTATCGAGTAAAGGGTGAGTTATGGCAATTTATACCGCCAACGATCAAATTAATGGAGCGCTACGTCTATTAGGAGTATTGGCGGAAGGTGAAACGCCGTCTGCTGCCACATCGCAAGATGCTTTAGCTGCTTTAAATCAAATGATTGATTCATGGAATACTGAGCGTCTATCGGTATTTTCTACGCAAGACCAAGTATTCAATTGGCCACCTAATGTACTCAGTAGAACGCTAGGGCCTACAGGTGACTTCGTAGGTAATCGACCTGTTCTATTAGACGATTCGACTTACTTCATTGATCCTGCCAACGGTATTTCGTTTGGTATTAAGATGATTAATCAAT